CTGCTTTTCAGTTACTACTTTATTAACTAGATCTCTGCAGAAATCACGTGTGATGCCATCCTTTGGGCCGGTGTATAAATAATGATCTAGCCCTGCAACTTCTGCAGCTATAGCTGTGATACCTCTGCCGTATTGTGAAATCTTAGTCTTGATCTTTGTTAATTGCCCACCCTCTGCTCTTTTCATTGTAGTTTGCAGATTACTCATCACAGTAGCTAATGGCACTGCCACCTCTAAATCTAACAAACTCTCTCTGATATTTTGTTTTACTGATGGCACAATTATGCCTTCAAAAATAGTTTCTATATTCTGTGCACTAAGTGCGTCAATCTCAGACGTGAGACTATCTAAGCTAAACGTGGGCTCAACAGCTGTGAGTGTTTTGCTTATGCTCGATCTAATTTTAGATTGCTGAGTTATAAAGTCATCAATAGCAACACCAAGGCCACCTTTTATGAGTAGCTCTAATAGTTGCTCATCTGATGCGTTTAACAATATATCTGGGCCTGCCTCTGCAACTGCCTGTTCTATTGTATCGAGTAAAGCTTTAGTGCTCTTACTCATTGCCTTTTCAAAATCTTTTTCTGCTGTGATTTCAGCTTTTAGCTGATCACGTCTAGCTTTGATCAATGTAGCCATAACGCCTGATGCTTCTTTTGCTTGCTTAGTTAAATCATTAACTGCACGCACGTCTGCATCAGACTCATTTAATAATGTATGACTACACTGACAACGCATACACTTTAACAGCCTGTCAAGACGTGGCCCAAGGTTGAATCAACAGTGTGAAAACTGTTTACTTCTTCACCCCATACATAACGTCTAGTCTGGTCAAGTGCATCGTATTGGCCAGCAATCATATCAGAGAACTGTAGATTAAGTGCAGCCACAGGCATGCCCTTCACATTTCCTGATTTTTGAACTACTGCATCAGAGCCACGTAAGATGCCCATGAAACATTTAGTACCAGACCAGATGTATGCTTCTGAGCTTGTCGCACCTGCAACTGCAGTTTCCCTAATCGCTTGTCCCACATGGATGTTAGGGATGCCTAAAACATCTCTGAGCACTGCGATTACAGCACTATCATTCAAGATCTGATTACCTGAGCTAAATGCACCGTTTTGTGATGAGTCACCAACATAGCCACGCACCTCTGGGTTCTTAGCAAGTGCTCTGAAGCAATCACGTCCTAAGATAAGTGTATCTGGGTTGATGCCATGTGCTGCTGCAAATACTGTGTCTTTCAGATCAAACAATTCAGACAGAGGCTCTGCACCGGCTGTGCCAAAGCCTGCAGCGGCAGCAGACGTGGTGAATGTAGTGCTATCAAATAACACATCTGCGCAACGCTTTTCACGATCAAGCTTGAGTACACGTGCTACTTTGCGTGCAATGCGCGCCTCTTCACTACCTGCATATTGTGAGTCAAAAATATCTTCCATAGCGATACTATCAGATGCGCTATAGATCTTTGCTTTGAATGTTTGTGAGCTACGATCAAAAGAACCAATCATTGCACGTGATGAGCCTGCTGCACGCTCCAGATCTAGGCCTGCTGCTGCACCCATGAAGTTGCGTGTTTGCTCTAGCAATAGGGTGCCACTGCGCTCAGGGATAGTGATATTTTCAAGAACTTTGTCTGCAATTAATTGATCATCACTTGGGATAGTCTCAGCGATGAGGCTAGTTAGGATCTGATCAACAGGATGCAAATTACTATAAGATGATGCCATGGTTTATCTCCTATGGAATTAGATTCTGCGGCCCTGTGAAGTTGATCTGAATTTGATCATTTGCCACTGAGCTTACTTGATTAATATTTGGGATGACTTGCCCAATGCTGTATTTTGTAGACCCTGTGTGGGGTGTTACTGCACCGGCTGTGGTAGCCATAACCAATGAGATTGAGTTTGCAATAGTTGCACCGGCAATCACACGTGTGAGCCCAGACACAAGCACCTCTACAGAGTCACCAGATGCACAAGCACGTTGTGCAACACCCACACATCTAGTGTCTGTGCCTGCAGTAGTAACTGAGATCTTGCCTGCAGTAGTAACTGAGACTAGTGCAAACTCAGTAATAGCTCCATCAGCGATAAATGAAACAATAATATTATTATCAGCCATGATTAAACCCCCATAGCTTTATTGTAGAAATCAGAATGATTTTGTTGAACATAATTTAAGGCCTCAGAATAGCTAATGCGCTTTTCTTTGGCAGTCTCTTTGATACGTGTGTCAAGTGCTTGCTTATTAATCTCTGCACCTGATGCGCCATGGCCTATCTGTTGCAATGGCACTGCGGTGTTTATAGGTCTTTCTGAGAACATCTGCCAAAACTCAGGCTGTAATTCTTTAAGCTCAAAAGCTTTATTAGCAAAAGCCTTTTCAGCCGGTGCAATGCGACCCTCACGCAGTAATGAGCCCACTGCCTCACGCATCTCAACTGCACGCTTTTCACTTTCAATAGCTTCTAAGCGTTTTGATAGTTGCGTGTTTGCTTCACGTAGTGCAGTGACTTCTGATAACATGATATTGGACTCACTCATATTATAGCTCTTTTTATCATCATCAGCTTCTTCAAGCGGTGCATCAACTTCTGCACCTTCAACAGCCTCTGGCTCTGTTAGTTTCTCAGCATCATCATCTGCTTTAGACTCTGTTAATTGAGCCTCTGCATCTGCTTGCATTTCTTTGATTTTGTCTTCAAGTTCACGCACAATCTCATCTTTAGCGATGAGCATAGAGCGCATATCCTCTGCAGACATGTTATCTAGATTATCAATCATAGATAGCCTTTCATTCAGGATGACCCTGCTAATTTTATCATTAGACTGCGCAGGGCGTGGTGTTAAAGTAATTGCTAATAGTTGAGCCGTGCCCACCGGCGTGCCCCCATCTCGTGTGAACACATCACCGGCGATGAACTCAGGTGATGACCAAAGCACACCGCCTGCATTTTTTACAACTTCAAGGCCTCGCTCATTATATGCAGGGGTAGCATATAAGCCGTCATCTCTGAGATCTAAATCTATGATGAGCCCCAAAGCATTGCCTGACTCAGGTGGTGCAGGTGCACTATTGTTAAATGGGCTTGTGGCATGTTGCCAATCAATAATAACAGGGTCTGCAATTTTGCGTTCATTATAAACCCTGAGCATCTCAGTGAGTAGCTCATTATCAATAGTTTGCCCAATTGCATCACCATTCATTCTAGATGACACTTGACCTAGTGCTAATGTCTTAAATGGTTTACCAATAGTTAAACCATCAGGTACATCATAAGCCGGCACGGGCTCTGCTAGTTGTAGTGCTTCACCATATGCCCTAAGTGCTTGTGCTTTAGCTACACTTTGTGTGCTTGTATTATGTTTGATAGTTGCTTTTAGCTTCTTTTTTCTGCGTCTACTCATTGCGTCTGCCCTTTATTAATCTCTCAGCAAATGACGAAAGGCCACCCTTACCTGTAGCTGTGCGCTCTATTGCTGAGCGTTGTGCCTCCTCTGGCAAATCACCTGCACCAAGCCTTTGCCTAATAGCACGCTCAAGTTCATCATCTGGTGTTAGTATGCCTGCTTGCACAAGCTGTGGTAACATCCCCATGCTCTCTGCTAGATCATCAGTGTCAAGACCTGTGTGTGTTAATTTTGGCAGTTTGCTTGGATCAACACAACCATAGTTCCATCTGATGAGCCTGCCAATTGTGCCACCCCCTCTGCGATCAACTCCACTAATAGCAGAGGCTACAACGTCACAAAGATTAATAGCAGCACGTCTGAAAATGCTTAGATGTATTTCACCCACTGAACGTGCCCCTGTCTCAGTGTTGCCTAAGTCTGCAAACTGTGTCAAAAAAGCAGACGCAATTTGAGAATCACACAGCTTAATAATATCAAGCGGGCCTTGGCTGTATAGCATGGGGCTTGTCTCATAACTCTCAAATTTAACTACACTGCTCTCAACTAAATAGCTTTGTTCAGTAGCTAAAAAGGCCTGTGCTTGCCCTTCAGCCTCATCAATCATAGCGTTAACATCTGCATCAGTTAGGCCCATCATCTCAGCCTGTGATCTGTCTACGACAACTTTAGGCGTAGGCACTGCCCATCTATCCAAGCCTACGCACATTAAATTACTTGTGCGTTGTTTAGTGCGCCACCAAAACCACACTGGTCTAAGCATCCCCACCCCTTCAAAGTTAGACCCTGTTTTGTTTAGTGTTAGCAATAGCAATTTGTGTGAAGGTATGGGCTCAGGTGGGTGTGAGCTGCCTACTAGATTCTGCATAACTCCATCAAGCTTTTGATTGTCTCTGCTAAGCCATTTCTGATGAGCAGACGGCTCACGATCTGCATAGTGATCGAGCCATACTTTAATGTTGCCATCTACATCTGGCCCAACCTTGTAGATCTCTTCTGCGTATCTATAGCCCAATGGCACAAACTCGAATAGATATGCAAGCTGATCTTCAAAGCTTACTGTCATCTGACCGCTATGCCCATCAAAGCCATAAGCCTCATTGGCGAAACGTGCCAACTCATCAGATACTGCATTACCTTCAATGCCTGACTCAAAACGCCATGAAGCACTTAGCAATGTTTGTCTTAGCATATGCCATGAACGCCTAACAATAGGATCTGTGCGCAACATCTCCTCAGCCTCTTTAACCCAATTAAGGCCGGTCAGCTGTGGATTTTGTTCTTTGCCACTGATAACACCACTGTTTAGCTGAGTTCCTGTGATACCTCGTGTGCTAATGCGTGGCTGCATGGCCCTCATGTGCTTTGGGTTTTTCTCTGTAGTCATAGTGCCCCTGCTAAAACGTTAGGCGTTGCGATACATTATAGACATAGATTGAAGCTTTATCAATATTTGTTACATTATGCCTTGTAAACAAAGTAAACAAAGTTTACAGTAATTTGTTTGAGTAGGTTTTCTAGGTAAAAGCTCTGGCTCTGATAGGTCGCCAAGCCGTTATACAGAGTCAGAGCTTTAGCTTTTTCTAGTGTGCGTGCTAGATGTTAAAATGATCTAACTGAGTTACGCCCTATTTGCACTTTGCGTTTATTATTACTCTGCGCTGATCCTCTGACTCTTGGTGTGTACTCACGTTGATCTACTCGCAAATCATGCCAATTAAACATGATGCAATCATATCTAAGCGCATCAAGCGGGTCTTCTCTGCCATCCTTTTTAGGCTGCTCTTTATTATCCCATGCATAGCTCAACAGTGCTTTACGCAAGCTGTTGCCTCTAGCACGCTCACCGGCTTGCCACACATCTGCTGTGATGAGATAGCGTTGATTATCAAAAGCACGTTTTAGGCGTTGTATACCGTTGAGCACATCAACTCTTATCGGGTCTGTAGTATTGCGTAGTGCAAGCCCAATGCCCCCATTTTGTGGCAAGCTTCTCATTGCTCGAAAAGCACTTGCACCGGTCTGATCATTACGAGCCTTGCCGGCTTTATCTGCCACTCCATCATCTAGCCAAATCTTAGGCCCATTGGCTTGTGCTCTCAATGACCTAGGCCATGCTATATCTAATATTAATTTAGCTAGCTGTGAAGTGGTCACCTCACTTGGGTTTATCTCGTGGCAGATCACAGTGGCTTTTCTACTCTCATCATATGCCATTATTAAAACAGATGGTTTTCTAAAGCCCCAATCTATTGCAATACGTCCTGTCATACTCTCATCATATTGCCAATCATCAATGATGTGACTCTGTGTAAATTCAGAATAGATTAAGCCAGCAGGTGGGGCAGGCTTATTCATGACCATTGCTTCACGCTCAGCTTCAGGCAGTAGACGTGTGCTTTCAAACCATTGTTCAGATAGATTAGCTTTGTTGACGTAGCTAGTGAATAACAATGGGTTATAGTTAGCACGCTCAGCCATAGCACACCACCACGCATCAGCAACAGGCAAGCCCACAAGTACCATAATGGGGCTAGCCCCTGCTCTTAAACGCCCTAAAGCTTTGTGTGCAACTTCTGCGCTTAACGTCTGGCACTCATCAATGAAGCATACACCGCTTGTCACGTTTAGACCTTCAAGCGGGTTGTGTGTGGCTTCTCTTGTGTTAGGTCTAAAATAGCTTCTGCACCAGACCGTTGAGCCAGTGTGTGTGTCAGTCCATTGTCTCAACGTATGATTGTAATCCCATCCTAAAGGGGTTAACCATTTGCTGATTTCAGGCATTAGCACTGAGTTATAACGCTGATTAGTATCTGTGATGAGCAATGAGCTACACCCCTTGCGCCACTTGCTCACCATTAATAATGCAAATACTAATGCAGATGTTTTGCCAGAGCCCCACCCACATCTAGCACTAATGATTTCATCCTGCTTCATGATGCGTGCTATGATCTCACGCTGCAGAGGATTAAGATTAATCATCATGCTCGATCATGTTAGCTTGTGCTTGTTCAATCATACTGACTACTACATCAGAGCCATCTGATTTATTAATCGTGATTTCAGTGTCACGTTTTGAGCCATAGCGATCAGGGAAACGCCTTTCTAATATCCAAGCTGCAGCACGCCAATCTTGCTTGGCACGCCCTAATTCTTTTAGCTCTGCGAGTAATACAGCCTCGCTGAAATCAATGGCCTCATCTACACGCTGTGCAAGCTCTGCATCTTCATCACACCAACGCCAAAGAGTGCTTCTACCTATGCCGGCTTGGGTGCAAGCTGCTTGTCTGCTCATGCCCTCACGTAAGTTGCTGAGTATTAACTCTAGCCTATCCTCTGTGTTCTTTTTCTTTGCGCCCATAGTGCTCACCTAATACCATCAAAAGTGTTTTCTCAATGTGCTCATATAGCTCAGCAGACTCATCACTCAAACAATCTGAACTGTTTATTATTAGACGCTTTCTCAGCTTCGCTAATGTCCTCATTGCTTGTGTCCTGCTAATACTTAAGTCTTGCTCTGATGATTTCGACATGCTCTATCTCTCTCTCTACTAATAAAGTGGCACATATATGCGCATAGTTACGCTCTATATTGACACATATATGCGCATAGTTATGTACTGAATGATTTATTTCTCCCACTTAGCCTCCCATGCTTGCCAGTGGTTCGGGTTACGCTTGCGCCAATCTTTCATTTGTTGTAACCGCTTCTCTCTAGCTGTTTTATAGTATGCCTGCTTCTGCTCATCACTAAAGCCTTCAAAACGCTTAGACCTGCGCCCACGTTGATCATTAATACCCTTGGCCCATTTGTTAAGAATATATGACCCATAAGGCCTCTGTGTCCTTGGATTAATATAGCCCTCATCATTTAGCACTGCTAATAACTCAGACACTGTAAGTCCTTGCTCTTTAAGCTCAACAGTCCGGCTTTTAGCAGACTCATCATCAATGTCTAGTTGCTGCATCTCTATCACCTAATGCAATTGTTATTTCTTTAAGCACGTTAAAGATGAGTACAATTTGCTTTTCAATTTTTAAAATGTCTCTACCGTTATCCTTTATGCTATTTGCCAGATCAATCACTGTGTCTGTGATCATTTCTGTTAGCTCTACCTCTGGCCCTATGTCCGGCTCTGTAGGCTTAAACACAGGCTCAGGTGTAGATGCATTTAAAGCATTGAGTGCACGTTGTATAGCTCTAGATCTGACATTGTGGATCATCTCTGCTTGATAGTGATATTTAAACAGTCTACTAGTTGCTGAGCGTTTAAAATTCTTGATGTTGGGTGTGCTTTCAGTCCATTGAGCCAACACATCATAATCAATAGAAAATGGCCTGTAATCTAGTTGATTTAGCCTATGTTTATCTAAACCACTTAAATGCTCATCATAGATCTGTGCTATCACTCTCATGTGTGCCGTTAAATCAAAAGTGCGCAACTGCTTAGGCGGTACCCTATCATTCAATTGTTTATGTGTTAGGTGCACATCATGCCCTTCTGTCATCATTAAGTTGTGCATTAACAATGGGCTTGCACTGCGTTTCCCAAGCTTTTTATAAAAGTTGTAAAACCAAATATTTGCAGCAAGATCATCAGCGTCTGGCATATCAAAACCACAGTGTTTAAATATCAACTTTGGCTGTGCGTCTTTTACATCTTCCAATTTAAATACCTCTGTTTTAACATCATCGTTATCAGGCAAGGCCGGCTGTGTAATTGTGCTCAGGTATGCAGGTGCTTTGGTGATGAACTTGATAGATTGCGCCTCACACGCTTTTAAAAATTCACGTGCATTAGTTGTCGATTTTTTAGCAAGCGTGTGCTCAACCACTGCAGCATGAGATAAGCATAAGCCCTCAGTACCTACAAATAATGAGTTCAAATCACTTAAACTGCTCACCTGATAGATATGCATTTTATTATGATGGCCCATTAACACTAGATGCTGAGCCTGTAGACTATCAAGCCCTTTCCAAGATGCCACTAACTCAGCCTCGGTTTGGTTACGTTGTTTGCTGTAGAGAGTGACTAACAATGTGAAAGGTTTAAAGTCATTCACTAACCGTCTTAACTGTGAGTAGACGCCCTTTGAAAAGTCACCACTTGACTCATGTAGCTTCATTTGTAACACATTAATTGCAAGTGGATATTCACGTTTAAACCAGTGCCAGCATTTTGATTCAATCAAGCTGATGGGTGTATTGTCATAGTTAACTTCTACTGCATCACAAGAGTATCTAAGTGCTCTAAACTCTTTAGATGGAAGCACAGCACAATGTGAGGCCTCATTGAAAAAGTCTCTGTGTGCATCTTGTACGACTTCCCAAAGAGGTTTGTTTGTGTTATTTGTTTTATTGTTCATAGCAAATCCCTACCCCTGTTGATGTTTGTTTGTTTACATCAGCAGGGGGTTTGTTTATTAAAATGGTGATGTGTTTTGTTTTGGGTAACCCCATGGGCTTGCCGGTTCAACTGTTGCACTCTGTGGCGCACGCCATGTGCTTGTGCTTGTGCTTTCTGCATTGCTCGGTTCTGGGCCTAACAGTTTTGATGAGTCTAAGAATTCTTCTTTTTTATCAAGTGCACGCCAAATAATAGCCTTAACTTCCCAGAGCCTGCGCCCTTCAAACTCATATGATTTAAGTGTGCCCTCAACATATACAGTAACCCCTGTTTTAATCTTCTGCACTGCCATCTCAGAAGTGCGCCCCCATATCTTCACAGTGTGCCACTCTGTGCGCTTCTGCCATTGCCCTGAGTTATCCTTAAAATTTTCATTAGTCGCTAATGTAAACCGCACATATTGATCAGCACCTGCTGATTTTAGCACTGCATCTTGTCCGGCATTTCCAATCAATGTGATTTTATTTATCATGTAGTGTGTCGCTTTTTAATGTTTCTAACTGTTTAATAAATGGATCATTAGACTGCAGAACACGCAGCAGATTAATTCCCACTTGCGCCCCTTGTGCTTTTCTTTGGTAATCATTTAAACCATTCACTAGAATAATACGTGCAGTGAGTGACTTAGGGTGCAAGTGTTGCTCTGAGATTTGATTAATTAACTGCATCTCATCATTAGTTAAGCGAATAGCTAATACTTGATCTCTGCGTTCTGCTTTGTTCGTTTCCATACATGACCCCTTTTAATGATCATGTATATAACACACTGTTTACAATGTAAACAATGTTTACAACAAAGTAAGTAAAGTGTGAACCCCTGTGTTGATAGAGAAATTCTTATACAAATTACATTTCTGTAAATAGTTTAAAAAATAGAGGCTCACAGGCACACTATACACGACGTGTTTATTTTACATACCAAAAACTTTAAATGCTTCGTTATTACTAACACGTCTATCACGCCCTGTCATCTCTACAAGATCACCAAACATATCAACTAACCTGCTCATCACTGCATAATTTCGATGAAAGAAAGCACCTAGCTGCACCGGCCTCATGTTTGTGCTCATCACGATACTTAAGCTGCCAGACTCCCACCGCTCATAAATGTGGCCAATCATCTTAACAGTGTCACGATAGACCCACTCACCCTTTTCAATATTGCCACCAATACCGCCAAGCTCATCCAATAAAAGCAATTCGACCCCTTCAAGCCATCTATTATTTTCGATGGGTGAACGTGCACTATGATTGCCCCATGTGCTTTTAATGCGCTCGAGCATTTCACTGTGAGTTATATATAGAACACGGTAATCATTGAATATAGCTTCTTTAGCTAAAGCATAGTGCAGTGTAGTTTTGCCATTGCCCTGAGGCCCATATAATAAAACAGACGGTGATCTTTGCTCATGTGCCTGACCGTACCTCATCCAAGTAAGCAGGCTGTTGATCCTGTGGCGTTGTTCTGGGCTATCCCACTCATACATATTCAGATGCGCATCTTTAGCATCAGCCGGTAATTCCAAATCATTTAAGCGTTTCAAGCGTCTTCTGGGCCGTTCACAGTCCTCACAGATATGCACTGCACTGCTCTCATCTGCTTGTGTCACTCTTACCCACCCATCCATACAACGCCCACAAAAGGGCACGGGCTTAGATTGATAACACGCTGATGCCGGATAAATGAAGTTTTCAGTTTCTAGATTTGAAGCATTTAAATGTTTAAATGATTGCAGCTGTTTTGGTGGTCTGGCTTCTCGATCATTCACAATTGTTTTAAGTGAGTGTAATAGTCCATTGATGGCAGGGCTATCACCTAGGCGTTGCATGGGTTTAGATTTGCTCATAAAAGCCACCTTTCAAGAGTTTAATGTTTAGATGTAATTTAGCTATATCAACACGTTCTGCATGACCTAAATTGCTACCATGTGATTCTATGGTCTTGATCATTTCAGCTGTGAGTGTGTGTGTAGTTTTGGGTAGTGCGTTGTGCTTAGTTTGTGTTTGCTCTGTGTCAATATCAGTATTTTTAAAAGCAGAATGGGGCTGATCTAATTGTAAGTTAATTGTTTTATAATTGTTTAATTGTAAGGGTGCAGATTTTGCACCCCTAGCAGTGCATATTTTGCACCCCCCCCGTGCAGATTTTGCACCCCTACAGGTGCATATTTTGCACCCCCGTGCAGATTTTGCACCCCCCTGTGTTTCTTGCTTGCTCATCATAGCGTGTGCGTCTAATGCAATCACCGGCAATACTCGACCATTAACATTAGACCATGATCTAGTGATAAGCTTATGCGCTTCTAATTGTTTCAAGCTGTTTTGTATTGAGCGTCTTGAGAGTGCAGACAAGCGCATAAGCTCTTGCAATGTAGCAACGCCACGCCACGTGCCCCAATCCACTTTTAACAGCAATGCAAACACTGTCAGTTTGACAGCTGCGCTCAGGTCTGTGCGTTGCAATATCATGCGTCTGATATCACATTCATTTATTTTGTTCATAGTCACCTCCTGCAATATACATATATAAGAGGCTTCACACTGTCAAAGATTTATTTGATTATTTAGTCAAAGTTTTATTTGACAATGTGTTTTATAGATGATAATCATTATACATCTTCAATATACAGAAAGTTTAAACATGACTTCAGATAAACGCAAAGCACTGAAAAGCACAATCAAGCTGCAGGTGTTAGCACACATGGCCGGCATAAGTATAAATTACTTAAGCTTGATCATTAACAATCACAGGCCTTGCACTGATGACTTAGCAGAACGTCTAGCGTACTGCGCTAACAGGCTGCTACTTGATCAGCCAATATTTAAACCCACTGATTTTCAAACTAAATAAACAAAAGGCTATGAACATGAAACCTTTAAAACCTACTACTATTGCTCGATACACTAACAAGCAATTGATCAAGCACCTTGACAGACTGCTTGATCAATTCACAGATGCGCCTTATCGAGTGGGCCTTAATGCAGTGCTTGAACTACACACTAATGCTTATGTGTGGTTCTGCTCTGATGCAAACACAGATGCAATCATAGAAGCGATCAACACCTGTTACACTAAGCTTGGATTACGATAATGCACCCAGACAAACAATTGACAGATGATGTAGTGTATTTCACATTTATCAGCGTTATCACACTAATGTGCTTGCTTGCATATGTGTCTAAAAATGCAAACTATGCACCGGCTGATAGTTGCGCTAATCGAGTGATACGCACACTGAGCCCATATCAAGTGCAGCAGATGACAGATTCTAACACCTTGCCTGCACGCTATGACTATGTGCGCAGGTGGTGTGAGACCAATGCAGACTATGAGCAGACACTTGCTAACGCCAAAACTTACCCTGAGTTCCCATCAACACCGGATATGCACTAAGGTAAACACTATGACTATGAACAATCCACTAAACCTGACTAAACACAGTTATTCAATCTGGACACCAGAAAGCAGAGAAGACGCATGGGAAATTGCAAAGCTTCTGAGCAGGGGTGATGAAAGACAAGCACATGATTTGATTCTTTGTCATGCTGCTTTTGGTCATCATTACGATTATGATATGGGGCTTGTGCTTGTAAACACATCATCAATTCAGGGTAACCCTACAATCAAAGCAGATGCTCTAGCAGGAATCTGCAGAAGCACCGGCAATGTGCAGAGATTGCACGTTGTGCACTTAGACAATCAAAAGTGTGTAGTCGAGTGCCAGCGCAGAGACACAGGTGTATTACACACTTACACGTTCACTTGGCAAATGGCTGTGCAAATGGGCTTAGTCACAAAATCAACATGGCGCAAAATGCCACTGCAGATGCTGAGAGCTAGAGCAATTGCTATGGCTTGCAGAGCAGTCTGGCCTGATGCTGTGAGCGGCATTTATACGAGTGATGAGATTGCTGATAGCTTAGACATGAGTGATAGAGATAGATTTGAAGCGACAGCCAGAAGCTTAGGTGCTGATGATCTTAAATATGACTCACGCCCACCTGCCCCTGTACAAGTTGCACAGCCATCAGCACTTGTACAAGTTGTACAGACACAAGCAACACGCAGATTATACGACATAGACACAGAGCAAGATTTGCTAGATCTATGTGAGAGTCACAATATTGATGAAGCACAGATCAAAGGGCTAGTTAGAGCTAGACGCTTAACACTGAGTGATATGAGCCCAGCTGAGCTTTATGAATTCTTTTATTCATACTGTCTGCACGCAGTCACACGCCAGATGCATAATATTGATTTAACAAAGTGGTGGGAACTAACAGACAGTAAATTGACTGCAATAGACAACGCTTTTAAAACGCAGTATAAATGTCTATCAGCATTAAAGCCTACATTCTATGGCCCACGTATTACACAGCCGGCATGGGCAGAAACAATGCGCCATGTGTGTATTTTAACTAATGATACGCAAATGGTTGAAGGTTTAAACGTGTTGAGACAAATGAAGCCTGGCGATTGGTCTGCTTATGATTATGTCACTTCACTTGGTAATGCCTGAGGCCTGTTAAGTATTGCTTCCACTCTGGCAAGTGAACTCATCA